CTAACCTTAATACCGCAATTGCCCAATAGTCCTTTAATCATCTTCGGCATCCTCGGTATAAATGTCGCGAGCTTCTGCATGTTCCTTACACAATGTGGTAAGCCAACCTCCACCAACAGTTTTACCAGGATTGCCACATTCTTCACAAGTAACACCAGTCATGCTTTCTGCCATGCTAACAAGTCCGCTGATATATTCATCACCACCAGAGTAATAAAATCTGAGTGTACCAAACTTTTCTTTAACTTGATCCAATGTCACTTGCGGAATTAAATCTGGAATATCACGTAGAGGATTTTTAATCATTTCCTCGCAACGCTCTTTGATATACTCTGCACCAAACTTAGGCTTGTCTGCGTATTCCTTGGCAACCAAATCAGCAAATAATTCTGCGTTACCATTTTTACCAGCTTGGGCCATTTCGTTATACTTAACTTCCCAGTTATGCTGTTTCTCTTGCCAATCAATGTGATGCTGAATATTGCCCATAAGTTGATCTAGAATATTGAACCAACCATCTCCACAATCAAAACCCCAACACATACAAGTTTCTTGCATGTTCTTGTTGCGGTTCACCATCATTTTGGGATATTTTTCACACAACAATTTGTCTAGTTCTTGTTTCATTTTACTTTACCTTGTTAACAGCAAAACATAATGTTTCGACTTTGGATGCCAGTCGGTATTTGTGTATGTTATCTGACAGAGCATAACATTCGGCCTCTGATACGATATTATCAACCACAAAGGTTGTAACATTGGGATAACCTGTCAAGTGTACAATTAAAATCCACGCTATCATACATATTCCGCAGTAACATCAGTAAATTTGGGATCACCATTTATACGCAACCAGTTTGCCCATACATAGGCAGCATCACCACGTAATCCTGCACGATCTTCAGTTAACTCATATACTCTACCACTACTTGTAACACCACGTCGTGTAGTAGGATCATATTGTTGTACCGGAGAACATACTCTACCTTCGTAGCCAGCATATCCAGCAAAATGAATAGTAGGTTCTCCGCCCTCTAATTCAACACTGAATACTGCCCAGTTTGTCAAACGAGTTTCTGGTTCTTGCGAAACAGATAGCGGTCTCCAGATTGAGTTGTTGACCGCTTCTTTCATAATGTTGGATAGCTCATCAGTCATTATCAACTTTCTCTCCATCATGTGTAAAAAAAGTATCTAGTTTCTGTTCGTTGGTCCATTCTGCAACATACGCATTATCTTCATCGCACAATGCCAATGCATCTGCTTGGGATATAACACGATGTGATACAATGGTTTCACCCAAATGCTCCTGGCTGAATTCTTTAGCTTCGTTCATGGTTACAGTATCCAAGGCCCATTCACTTTTATCTTTACCATATTGGTCTGTACCAACCGGCACTTCAACCATGTAACGTTGACGGAATTGGCTCACACATTCAACTAATACCCATTGTTTTTCCGTAACCTCTTTTTTAGTCATACTAAAGGTTCCATCTTTGTTGTCTTCCCATTCTAATGTATCACCTTCTTTCCAACCTACTTCTTTTAACATATCTTCAGGAAAAGGCAATACAAGATCTCCAGTTTCTGGATCTTCTTCTAATGTTACTGTATATGATTTCATTTCAAATTACCCCCAAAGTAATCGTAAACTGCTTCTAAATGTGGTAGTAGTTCTTGATTATCTGCTAGGTCCTGATCCTGATACTGTTCACGTTTACGCATCTTTTTTAAGTTTTTAATATCTTGCTTTACCCCAGTAATAGATTCACGTAATTCAGTTTTCATAATCTGATCTACAAATTCCGCGTTGACATCAATCTGCATTTTAACTCTCCTTATATGGTGATTGTAAAAACTCTGCATATCGTTCTGCACTCTCACTTATACGTGCCAAATCATACTTACCACAAAACTTTAACAACTGAGCCCCTACCATAGATTTACTTTTAGCTTCAACAGATGCTATTGTAGCATTAATCTTTTGCTTAATGCTATCTGGTTGATGAGTTAAATCAACCAATACACGATTACGTTCATAGTCATCTAATACTCGGTGTTCTTGTCCATTGTGATCTACCCAACGTTGTAACATCATATTGTTCCATGCAAATCCTTTGTCATTCTTATCTGCATAGGCCTCAATTAGTCCAACCTTGTTTTTACTACCTTTGGTGCGAACGCCTGGATAGGCACTGAACACATTGTCGCTACTATCGCCACGCATACACTTTTCAAACAGCAACCATTGCGGTTCCGGTACCGCCTTGGGCTCTTTGGTCTTCTTGTCAATTACTCGTTTACCCTTGTTATTAAATATACCTTGAATGGTGATCAACTCATCAGTCATACCATTGTATTGAACAACATTTTCAGCCAATAATTGTACAAAGTCAGTGTCACTACTTACAATAGTGTGATGATCATCAGGATGATTAGCAATCCATCCAGCAACCAAATCATCTGCTTCTAGCTCATTGTGTTGTAATACAGTGCAATTGGTTCTGTTCACCAAAAACTGTTGAAAATCATCAAAGGTAGCCCAGAACATCTTTTCTTCTGCGGCTTGTTCATCACTATGTGCCGCACGAGTTTCTGCACGGTTGGCCTTGTATGGCTTATAATGATCTTTCCGCCAACTACGTCCTTCCAAACATACCACAACATGATCAGCTTTCTGATCACGCCAGCTTTTAGCAATACTGGATAATGTTACGTGAACACTGAATGCCATCTTTTCTTCCATTGAGGAAGCCCGATGTGCAGAATGTCTGGCACGATAGAACATGTTAGCCAAATCAACGATCAAATATTTTGTCATCTTAATGTATCTGTTCAATAGTAGGGGTTGATTGAAGTCCGTCTAATACATGATTTAACAATCCAATTGCATCGTTACGGTCCATTAATGTTACTACTCTGCCTTGTAGAGCACCAGCAATCTGCTGGGCGGTTGCACCTTTTTCTAACAGAATTGCTATCATTGCATCTATATTAAGAATTATCAGTGTGGGTTCCATGGATGTATAATAACAGCATATAACTTATATGTCAACCTATTTCGGTTCTACCATTACCCAAATCTTTTTTGGTCACTCTGGCCGCTGGATCGGCTTGTTCTTGTTCATATGTTTCCAAAACAACATTGCGGCATAGATCAGTGAACCATTGGTCTACAATTTGTTCATCGGTTTTTCCTACGTATCCATGTTTTCGCAACATGTCCACAAAGTAAGAATTCCAATCAATTTCAAAACTGCCCAGCCTTGGTGTGTTTACATCAATGTCAACCTTGATTACAGTTACATACGGCAAGCCATCCACTGTGGCTTGTTCTTTGGCTGACAATTTTACTGCTGGTTTCTTTTTAAACAATTTTTTAATTGCATCAAACATCATAGTTTCCTTTTAATTGCCAAATAATATGTTCCGTTGGTTCGTGGTATCTAAACTCAAAAACAGCATCGCCGGGACCTGTCCACATTGCAGTACCTTCGTATACAAAACGCAACCATAGCCAGCGACCAGTTATAGCACTACGTTTTGGGAGCCACATAAAACGTAATCGCCAATACGCACGACTATAAAATGCCTTGTCGTCCCATCGGTCATTTGCTAATAGAACTTTGCCGTAATATCCTGTACCCATCATTTGCCCCACCTTATATGTAACCACATTCGTTCAAATAGATAATGTACTATCGTTAAAATTACATGAATCAAAATTGCATCACTTAGTCCTGTCCATATTGCAGTTATTAACAGTGCAACAAGTCGATAGCTGAATGTTCTTACAAATGTTCGTTTACGTGTTTCCATCTTGCTTTTTACAATTGCATGGTCGTCGACCTTGTTCGCAATCACCACTACAGCCAGGATACTTGGAAGATTTAAACATCATTAGGAAACACAGTACTATTAAACATATAAATGCTACTACTAACCCCATGGCAATAATTAATTCTGGCATTTAAGTTCCCCATGCGTTTTTAAAAAGTGGAACCTGGAGTCTATCGCTATAACGTACACCCATCTTCATTGCCAACTCTGCTACTCTACGATTGTTCAGACTATATACACTTTCAACTCCACCCACAGGCATCAAGTAAACTGGACCTTTAAATCCTGCTGCACGATATGATTCTGTAGCATATGCGGCTTCTTCAGCATCTGCCTCTGTTTCTACAACAAATTTTAAATAAGTATATCCAACAGATTCGTAATCACATACAATCTCAGGACAAATAGATTCTTCTAAATTCTCACCACTAACACTGAGTTTGGGACTCACACTAAATGTAATTTCTCTATCAAGATGATGGTTAGCACTACACCATTGATCCAAATATTCTTTAAACGTTGGTGTTAGCTTTTGAGTACCATTGGTTTCAAATGTAATCTCTTTTAGTTCATCCATACTGGGATGTTCCAATAGGTCTGGGTAAGCACGTTGCCAACCCAGCAAAGGTTCACCACCAGTAATAACAAGATGCTCATCTTGCCAAGTTTTGTGAGGAAGGATTTCCATAATACGTTGTGCGATAGCATCTGTAGTTAGCATTGGGCTAAGGTGTTTAAACTCTGGATGCCAACTAGCATAACTGTCACAACCTGTGCTGACTAACGGTAATTCATTATATGTTTTGTATGGATTAAATCCGTTAAGTTCTACAATACGTTCTGCTTCTGGGCTTTTCTCGCCGCGTGGCATACCAAATCCAGCACACGTAAAATTGCAACCAAATGTACGTAAGAATACACTGGGCACTCCCATATATCGGCCTTCTCCCTGGATACTATAAAACAACTCTGCGATTTTAATTTTACTCATCGTCTAATTCCCCTTAAACACTCCAATGTTACTATCTTGGATATCGTATCTGAAAACTCTTGGTCTTCTGGTATAACATGCATACTGCTGACTGAGCGATCAGTGCTGGGATCGTAACTACGAAATTCTACCACATGCCCACCGTTGGCTGCATATATTGTGAATGTCATACCATGAGTTGAAAAACGCTCAGGCTCTGCCCTTAACTTCATAGTTTGGGGGTACTCAGCCAGCACATTATCACCTTTTGCCTTTCGGCTGCCGTCTTCCTTGCCAAAATCCCAACCCCATTTCATTACCATGCTCCACAAATATCTGATCATTTTAATAATCCTATAACGTAAATTAACCCGCAAAATATGTTCAATGTCCACAAACTGGGTTGACGCCATATAACACCAACCCAGGCCCACAATATACATCCTGTAAGGAATAATAACTTATTCAGTGGTATGATGTCAAGTGCTGTGGTGATAGTGGCCGCCACAATTACTGCGTGGGCGGCCCATTTGAGTATGAAATCTTTATTCAAACTCTCGATCTTCTCTGTGACCAATTCGCATGGACATATTGCTATTAGTTTCACGTACTTCTACCTTACAACACCAAACACGATCTGCTTCGGCTCTGCCATAATCAGGTAGGAATATAGTGTTGATGTATTCGTAAAGAAAGTCTGATAATCCTTCACATCCAGTTTTTTCTACCTCTGTGATCTTGGCCAGTCCAAGTTTACCCAAATTCAACAATGCATCACGTTGGGGGTCGTCTTGTGCTACTAGTAATGTATGATCAAACCAATCTTCTAATTTTTCTTTAAGTGGACTAAGCCCACCAAAGTCCATACACCAATTACGTGCATCTAGCGTATCACATTCAAACTCAAAGTGAAATGATAGTGCATACCCATGAATCTGATTACAATGACTGTCTGCTCTCCATTGTCTGTATGCAACCGGACCAAGATGCGTATAGGTTTTAGTACTGATATATTTTGCCATTATTTTTCTCCTATGTTAATTATAGCCATAGGCTTGCAGAATTTGTAAAGCGGGATGAAAACCACAAAGGCCGCTGGACTACTATTTATAATACACTATAACATATCTAATAGTTGTTGTCTACTAAAACTGATATATTTTAAATGTTCTTCTCGAGAAAACTTTTTGTTGAGACTACCTAAGTAACTTTGTTCATGTGCCAGGGTACTTTTGTGATAACCAAAAACAGAATAGCTCTTGGCTCGTTCTGATAAATTATACAACTTGGATTTGGCTAATTGGCTGTTCAAGGTACAATCGATGTCAGTGATCATGGCCTTGAAGATCTCAGGAGTGAACGTAAAAAATGCACCAGGATGCCGATCACCATATTCCAGATTTAAATAACAATCACGATCCCAAATTTCAAATACATCACCCATTGGATCATTAAAATGATCTGACATACGTAATGGTTCTCCACAGCCAGTTATCACGGTAGCAGATGAATCTGGCAATAACTTAGACACAATATTTGATATCAATGCTTCCTCAATTGGCAATTTTAGTGTGCTAGCAATCTGATATGCGTTGAGCAATATCTGAGAGAAGTTATTTGTTAATCCAGTTTTACTAGAGAAATCAAATACTACCGGGGTTAGATTGTTAAATTTGCAAAATTTGAAAGCATACCAAATCTCAGCATTGTTGGGGGTTAGCAATATAACTGGTGTAAACGGTATCTCGTTGCGACATAACACTGCGGCGACATATTCACTATCTAAACCACCGCTAAAACACAAGTGTAAGTTGGTATATTTGTGGGCTATTAAATTTGCAGTGTAGTCGGCTGCATCATTAAAACTCATGGTGGATACTGGGCTCTCAATATTAAACGTTGCGTTAAATGGGGTTGTTACATTGTCCATAGAGCCAACGGTTAAATTGGTTTGCAACCAATTTTGATATCCTACATTAACCACGAGCCGCAGTCCCAAAAACTTTATCCCAAATGACGATAAATGGCCCAAAGTTTTTTGTTGCATCATTTAAATGGTGATGTAGATGCCATTTGCCAGCAGATAGCCATGGATACAAAGAGAACGTGGGATTGTGTTCTGTTTGTTCTTGTACCGTTGCTGAGTAGACATAATGAAATACTGCTATCCACCATTGCCCAGTTATTAAACAAAAGATTACAGTGGGAATTACCTCCGTAAACCACCAATCCAACGTACTCATCCAATTGTCATTAAACAATAATAAGTTATTCCAACTCCATTGAGGTGGAGTATGTGTAGAAATATATCGGTGATGATGGTTATGTATCTGCCTAATTCCCGGTATAATGTGTCCAAGACGATGTGCCCAGTATAACCAGCAAGTCCACATTAAAAAATATAGTAGTTCCCACATACAATTACTTATAGATGTTAGACCACAGCTTAAGTTTTTCTTTTTTGTTTTGTATGGCGATATCTAACTCATCGCGATCCAATACACCCTGATCAACAAGGATATCCACCATGGCCAATACATCACCAATTTCCATCTCCAACATTTTACTGTGCTGAATACCAGTTTTGTAATGATTGCTATCCATACCAAAGCGGTTGCATTTACTGACTTCAACAATGACCTCAGCACATTCCTCTTGCAATATTCCCAATGCTTCTTTGATCTGGTCGTTCATCGCATCCACCACTCTTCCCAAGGAAATACAACCCAGGATGGGTCTTGATGTTTATTAATCTCTTTGGCGGCATACGTAACTTCTTTAAAATTGCTGGCCTCGTTGTTTACCAATACCGCAAACTTTACATTGGTTGCCCAGATCTCCTGCCAAATATCAGTGGCAACGGTTCCCATACACCCGCTTTCCCAGTCATTTTTAATCCAATTGAATGTGGCACCAGTATCATTGATATCATCCACAATTAGAATGTTTTTACGTTTATTAAAATCAGTCCAGGACACATCCTCATCACGATCTCGTTGCTCTACGTATCCAAAAGCTTCTTCCGCCATCCAAAGATTGCTTTCAGTATCTTCTGATTCATGACGCAATGTAACCTTTAACGTATGCATTGGTAAATTAAAATAATGACTCATGTATACCGCTGGCATTAACCCACCGCGTGATATACCCACAATGTAGTCGGGTTTCCAATCACTTATAGTAATCTGTCTACATAAATCGCTTATTAATCCCAACGTCTTTTTGTAATCAATCTCAATGATCTTTGTCATCATTACCTCTGAGCAAAGTCTTGCTGTAGTTTGATATTGTCCATAAATTCTTTCTTGGTTCCCATATCGTTATGAAATGCACCTTTTAATACTGTTGTTTGTGTAAGACTACTGTGTGCCATAATACCACGATTCTCACAGCAACCATGCGTGGCTTGGATATAAACACCAACATTTTCGCTTGCTGTAGCCTTCATTATTTCTCGTGCAATGTCATTGGTAAGTTCTTCCTGTAAAGTGCCGCGTCGGGCACACCACTGTGCTATTCTGGTATACTTGCTGAGACCAATTAATTTATTAGCGGCAATGATACCAATATAAGCAATACCAGATACAGGCTGATGATGATGACTACACATGCTTCGTAACTCACTACGGACAACAAGCATACCCTCATAACGATCCTCACTATCATTTGGAAAAGCAGTAGCACCTGGAATTGGGTCATATCTACCAGCCATGACTTCGTTAAAATACATCTTTGCTAATCGTCTGGCAGTACCTCGACTATTAGGGTCGTTTTCGCGATCAATAAGTAATGTATCTAACACTCGTTCAAATGCTACTGACGCTTCTGCAATTAGTTTTTCTTTATCGCCTTCGTGCAAATAATCGCTAATGTTATCTCCCGCCCAAAAACGTTTCTTGTCACGTTTCATTTTAAAGCGAATAGCGTCTCCCAAATATCCCACTTCGTAGCCATTGTCGTCTATGTTAGCAAGTGTTACTTCATTAGCCATTAAGCACTCTCCAATAGGTCACGTAAGTTTTTAATTCCATCTGACCGAAGGAAGAACGAACACAAACGTTGTTCTTCATTAGGTACAGTGCTATGTGATGATTTAGTTGTAAATACCACCTGCTTAACTCCTGGCAACCCCCCGTCAGTTACTTCGCCATAAAGTTGGTATACTGATTTATTTGTATCTAATACTTCATGTATTAATTTTTTCACTATGCATCCCCTTGTGTTATTCTAACTTAAATTTAATATACTGTCAAACATTACATTAGCATTTAGGTAATCAGTTTTTAAAATTTGTATTTGCTCTTGCATTGCTTTGGCATAGGCACTGGGTCTATTAACCCGCTCTGCAATAAATCCCAACAAACTATTTTTATGCTTGTTGTAAGACTCAATGCTACTAGTCCATTCCGTGGGATACTTAAACTCTGGCAAATACATTTCTTTATAACTGCATCTGTCTGGTACAATAGGGATAGCACCAGCCAAACAACCTTCCATCATACTAATACCCAAATTCTCATGTAGGCTACAACTAAATACTGCCGCGGCACTACCTAATGTTTGATAGTATTGTTCTTTATTGAGATTAGCTTTTTGTGTAATCACTACATCACAAGTTAACTCATTTTTAAGATCTTCAATAATCTCTGGTTGCTTGTCGGCATTATATCTGTGTGGCCAAATTAACATCTGTTTTTTAGGATTATCAAAATACTGCCCGCAATGATCAATCACGCTGATATGTGGTTGCCCACTTACTACTGCACGGCCAGCATCTTCATACGAAATATCTAGGTTACGCAAGAACATGGAACGGTGGAAATTGGTAGCATAATAGTTCTTATCGCAACTGTAATACCAACTACGTTCTGCATGAAACGGCCAAGGCTTTTGCATCTTCATACCTAATATGTCACTGGGGTCGTATGCACCAGCATGCCATATACCATGTATCTCTACTGGTATATCCAACAAATCACTTTGATATTTAATTGCTGTGATAGCAAAATTCCAAGCATCTGTTACTAGGAATTTGTCACCTGGTTTTACTTCACCACGTTGAAACATCTGGCTGATAAATTCAACTTGACTGGCTTTATATGCGTTGGTTGTAGAAAAGTCTAGAAAAGCGCCGGCGGTTGTTCCACCGGTGCTTTCCCTGCCAGCAACATTAACAATAGATAAGTTAATGTTCTTTTCCACTGCCCGCCGTTTAATTAGAACCGGTATATTGTCAAACCACTGTTTAGTGTAGCGTTGATCAATAGGTTCTATGGGAACAATGAATAGTGTAGGCATTATCTGGTTTTCTGTTGAGACTTTAGGTAGTTTTTCCAGTTTTGACTACGCATATTGTTTACATCAGCTGGGTTATACGGCAACAACTCCCACCTACAATAATTATGATATGCTTCAATCGCTTCGAATAGTTTTGTAACCTCAGGTTTCATTACAAGGTATTTTTTAATCCAAGCTGGTTGCGACATTTTACTTCCTTTGTGAAAAATTAATAGGATTTAAATTTTGGTGCATTAGTGTCTGGGATATTGTATTCCACATAACATCCGTTTTCACCATCTTCACTTACTTCAACCCAAACATCTCTATTTGGATATCGGTCAGTGATCTTTGAATAGAGCTGATCAGCTAGCATTTCACAGCTTTGATTATTCAGCTCTAAAATTCCTTCCGGTAGACCGGAATTGTTGCTGGTATACAAGGACTGGCACCAGCGTTTGAACAAGATGAATTCAATATCTCGGTCTTCATGAAAGACCTGAATCCACACCCGGAAATGGAACATATGACGATGAGGGTAACCCAAAAATTTAACTTCTGCAAGAGCAGGATCCTCCAATGCTTGTGGGTACTTATGCATCCCCTCAAGAGCAAAAGTCACCCAAATCATCTTCTTTGCTGATCCTCTAATCTGAGAAGATTTTTCAAGTAATGCGGCTTTACGTTGATCCATAATTGATATAATGTTATCGTTCATTTTGTTTTATCTGCAAGTGATGTGTAAGTATATAGTGAATAAGCAAAACTATCAACTGTTTGTTTCTTCAATCTGTTCTAGTTTTTCTAATTTAGCCAAATTTAGACCATCTTCGTTTGTTTCTGGTGCAGTAACCGTGGTAAATTCAAAATGTTCGTCAAACTTAGTAGAAGCATTAATTGCCTTCTTGCCTATAAATCCATTGGCACTGCTGCCTATTACTTTAGTACACCATCTGTCCAAGAATGGATCTGTGGCCAATTCCCAAGCCGTAGCATAACTTGGTGCGCTGAAAATTGCGTCAACCAATTCGCGGAAATATACGCGATCATGTTCTTCCTTCACCAACGACTTTGGAATAGTCCCACTGGCATATTTTTCATTGCCATCTTGGACTGATTTAATATGAGCATGAACATTATGTCCCATTAATATAGCGTAACTGAAACTATCCCAAGATGTTCTGCCTTCTTTCTTGATCTTATTTAGATCGCCCGGAGCATACCAGCAAACATCACTAATTTTAGTACGTTGCATAATAGGGCTGTCAATAAACGTCTTGGCAATCTTGCCGTTTATCTTTTCAGTCAATATGACATCTCTAAACAATCGGTTATCATGTGCATACTTCTTGTCATCTACGGCTTTGGTCATATGATATCCCCAATTACCGCGATTCTCCAACCGGTTCTCGTCATACACTTGTCCATTAGCGGTAGCTAGGAATGGTGATGCACAGTCAAAACTAATAGTAAAGTTGGGATTATAATTTTTACGTATCGCACGTTGGATGTCAGTGAACATCATTGCCCATTCCAGTTTACTTGTGCCCAGATAGTGTACCCAGTCCTGTTTGCCAGTTTCCAACAAGCCGTCATATATTAGCGTAACCAATCTTTTTAGTACCAAGTGAGCATCACATTTGTTTTGTGATCCCATGGCCCAACCATTGAAGTGATCATTGGGGAAAACTTTTGGATCACAGAACTGTTTCATCTCAGCATACCACTGATCAGCTTGAGTGTGACTATCACCCTGCAATACTGTTAGGAATTTGCAATTGCCACGACGATTTTTAAGCCAATATTCAAAGTTATATTTGGTGGCTTCAACCGCTTCTTCATAACTGGAAATCTTGGTGGCGGTAACACCAGACGGAGTTCTAGATACCCAACCTGGCACGTCCAATGTCATGCCATAGTCCATGTAACTTTCCATCCAGTCTAATACTTGAGTTCTTTTTTTATGCGCTTTGGCACAGCCACTTCCGGCACGCCAATCACCTTCCCACACACCCTTACCAATCTGGAACCCTCCGCTATCACCCAATATAAAACTACCAGGGTCACGGTTACGAATCATATCTTCTTTGGGATCAAACTTAGCAGTATCCAAGTTGGCATGCCCTGCACTATACAATCCCCACTTATAAGGAAAGTAGGCTTCTTTGGGATTTAGAAAATTTAACCCCTCGATACCATTCTCAAACCCTGTAGGTATACGTTCATCCTCAATGTGTTTAGAATGGCGCTGTTTGCCTACATATCCGCTATAAAAACCACTAATTGCTGGCAGAAAGATTGCATAATCCTTCTGTTTTGCTGTTAAATCGTCAATGGTTGGCTCAGGTACAGCAGGGTTGTGTTCAGTTTGACTCATTATTTAATTTGCGCTGGCAAGAAGTAATTGTATTCTGCAACACCACTATCTACAGTAATTTGCAGAACACCTTCATCGCTAATCATCATGGTCTTATCACCAACAATATTAAGGATATCAATAACTGGCTTAACTGGCCAATTCCATTCTTTAGCCAATGTACCTGTCACGTTGGGTTCAAAAATACAATTACCAGCATGACTACCAGGATCACCAAAGTAAAACTTTAGATGCTTGTCTTCCGTTTTGGCAATGAAATATGGCTCTTCTGAATTTGCTTGAGCTTGGAACTTAAACTTTTGAATGCCAGTTACTGATGGAGTAAATGTAACGTTCCATTTTTTTACTCCTTTAAATTTCAATTCACCAAGTTTTTCATTAACAATTTCTGTTGTCATAAAACGATAATCGTTTTTAAAGTTACCAGCTTTGTTTTCAAAATGTAATCCTGATGGTACAGTTTCACCATTGCGTGTTTTAGTAGTTACTGAAATTTTTGCATTTTCAGCATATTCAGGAATGTTAAGAACAATGTTCAATTTGCCTAAGTTAGGGAAACCAAACACACCAATAAAATCTGCAATGGGATTTTTGTATTTTCCTTGGATAATAACTGCCTTGTCATCACTAAGTGATTCTATAACAGTTGACTCTTCGGTACCGGTAATTTTAACAAAACTGATGTTACCCAATACTTGAGTATGTGCTACTAGCTCGCTTAAACAATCTTTCATTGATATCTCCATTAATAAGGTTATTATACAACATGTATTTAGAAAATGCTAGCCTTGCTGATATTTTATTTCACCAGATGCTTGCAATGCTTTGACAGTGGTTAGGTCACCACTTTGTTTTACTACCACAACTGAATGCCTATTAAATCGACTGTAATTTACTAGACGTAATCCCACTGTTTCCAATAACTTTGAATAGGTTAGTAACTCTTGGCAACCAGGATATGGCGCAAGATGTCGCCACCACTGCATGTCAATCTCATGTGTTACTTTAATTCTATTTCTTTCATTGGTGTAGTGCTGCTCAAAATCTAACAAAGAATCCCGTATACCAATATCATAAAAACTAAACACAAATGTTCCACCAGGCCGAAGCAGAGTTTTAACTTTATTTAAATATGTGAGTATCCCATGACTTGGCATCATATCAATATGACATAACGACATTATAAAACCAAACTGTGCTGTTGGCAATGCATTTAGTGAATCAACAGTAAACTCGTCATAATTATATTGTCTTAATCTGTTGTCAAAATAGAAGTCATTGTTAATACATTTACGCAATCCGGCAACATGAGTATTGTTTACACAAGTATACAAAGGATCACACCCAACCATTAACCCAATAATATCCGACAATTCTCCACCAATCAGCAACCCTGGATATTTAAAGTCTACATTGCTTGATATTATACTACTAATGTAATTTATTAAGTCAGTATCGCTAGTTAATGCGGTTGCCAAATCTGGTGGGTAAGTAGTAACTGCTTTAAAGTTTAGTGCTTGGTTTTGTGCAAAAACTGATGTTAAGTCCCGTATATGATTTTTGATTCCTACCTCAATACCCTGGGATAACTTAGTTAGGTTATCGACAATTGCTGAATCAATCTCCAACAGTTGATTAATCAATACATGTATAGCAGAAAGCTCGTGTATATTAGCATCACTATTACGCAAATTCCACAATCGTTGAATCAAATCCAGATACTCAACTCTGGCGGAATCACGCTTATTGGGATATTGCGATAGTATTTCTAATACGTCTTTTTCATAACGTATTAGCTCAGTTAACGGACGTCGTATTGAATTCATGTTAACTAAAACTAAAAAATGAATTAATTGTAGACTTGCTGTTTGACGCGGCGTTTAGGTCCCAGTTCAATATTCCCAATAGGTTGTCGATTTTTTGATCCACAATCGCTTCTTCCATATCAGCAACATCAAAGGATAACTCTTTGTACCAATCAGGTAACGATAGTTGATCAATTGGATATGCTATTGAAGTAAACCCCATGGGATTGTTTTTAACCTTACATACAATAGTTTTCATACCATCGGTAATTTTAATACTGTGGTTGTCACCATTCATACGTAGTAGTGTATTCCAATTCATTGCCGCTCTAACATGTCCTGGTAAATTGGCTTTGCCCAATTGCTTTTCTTTTTTAGTATAGTTTGTTAAGTTGTTGACACGTTTGGGTGTGCCTTTTTCCCAAGGCGGCAAATCATTAAACTTAAGTTTAAACTCTTTGACCGTTTCCAACACATCTTCCCTAGTAGCACCTTGCAGTACTTCCATCAATATAGCACTAAGAAATTCTTGAACAATCTTGGGTGTATCACTGCGCTTAAGATCCAAGCCCATTGCTTTTACTTTACCATGGCTACCTTCAACATCCAATCGCTTACCTTCTAGATCAAATATCAATACTGCATATCGTTTCTTGGTAATATACAGTCCCTTGGCAGCTATTAATTCTCGTCCACCGCGAATTAATTCACCCAACCGTGTTGGACAATGAAAGTTTTGTTTCATAAACTCTGGGAAACTCTCATTGACTTGCTCTGCAATAGCATCGTATACCTGTATACAAGTGTCTTTGTTCCAGGTCATATTTCCACTTTCCACATCTGACTTAATAATAGGCCACATACTGAAATATGCACTATCAGTGTCAGCATAGATATTAGCAATACCAGTGTGATCGTATTCACCAGCAGCCAATTCATTTATCTTGGCATTCATATGTTTAACCACCTGCCGACCAGTCAATGTTGTACTTTGTCCAATTCGCCCATCATAAAAACGACAGTGCGGATTAAGAATAGCACCATACAAACTGTTTAGGTTAATCTTCTTAACCAATTGGCGTTTGTCCCAGAATGCAATATCTTCTTTAGTAGTGGCGTTTTTCTTTTTGGCTTGAAGCTCTTTACGCTCAGCATACCAACGTTCTAGCAATCCTGGTATAATACCTTTCTTATCATATGTAAACAAGGTACCATTTGCACTAAGCGTCCATTGATTGTTACTATCAAAGACCATCTTCCAGATCTCAGCGGCACTATGAATTGATGATACTCCTGATTCCCAATCAATGGTAATCTCGGTACCGCGTTCTTGATTCATAACCGCAGTATATTCCAAACTACCAAATATATTTTCCCATGCGCCAGCAAACGAGGAACCACCATCCATCTTTTGCTTTATATATTGCTCAGTCATTACTGGACGTAATTGACCTGCGATAGTTTCTGGTGCCATGTTTAACGCACGAATAGCACTGGGATATAGACTGTTAATATCGATTGCGCCGATCCATTCATGCAATCCTTTCTTTGGATATGCAACATATGCGCCAGCCGCTTGCGTGTCATCATCTGTCAGACGCTGTTTTTTATTTGGGACAATTAGATTCTGTTCATGAGCTTCATTGATAATTGCTTGCTCAGTTACAGCAACCGCACCCATGGTAGTCTGCAACAATACTGTGTTGTCATGAGCCAGTTCGTTAGCTAAATCTAGGAAACGCAATTTCTTATCCAGCTTGGCCAGCAACATGGTATCTTGACGGTTATAGTCAATAAACTTTTTAAAGTCTTTATTGTATAGTTGATCCAGTGTGCCTTCATATTGGGTCTTATGCTCGCCCAATTCATATTCACTAATTGCATCTAGACTATAACTATGACGTTCTTCATATGTGTATTTGCGATACAATTGCATATAGTCCATATGAACCCGACCAATCAAGTCATATGTATTTTGCTCGTTACCATATCGCTCAAAGGTTCGTTTCTTGGGCATCTCATCCCACAAACAAAATCTTCTAATATCATCTTTACTTAAAACTTTAATAGTTCGGTTAATAGTATAAGGTATATCATACCCTTCACTATTCCACCCGCTTAACACATCAGCATCTTCTATGATGTCCAGAAATGTTTTAATCATATCTGCTTCATGACTAAACACCAAGCAGTTTTCAAATTCACTAGCTATTTGTTCTGCGGTTTCCAGACTGGTTTTCTCTGGCGGTATTACCAAGGTAATAAGTTGGTCCAACCAATCCAAATAAACACTGATACTAGTTATGGGATTAAACGGATCATCAGGTGTGCTGTATCCACGTTCCTTATGAAAGTCTACCTCAATGTCGAAAAATGCTGTGTGTAATTTAGGCGATCCTTTGTTTAGATAATTCTCACTCAAACATCTAAACACAGGGTTGATGTCGCTTTCCCAAAGAGTTGTCCCACTATTAACTCGCATCTCTTTATGAAACTCTTTTCCGTTGTGAGTACTAAATCTACTAACTGGAGTTCCATATATAGTGCGATACTTACCACGTTGGTCGTCAAAGTAAAACACATAGTTTGTGCGGTACTCCTGGAATACACGTTTACCATCCACACGTTCTACTACATGGATACGGTCGTGTTCGCGGTCTAATAATGCGTCAACATACATCCGTTAGATCGTCCTGCCAACGGTGGTAAGGATTGTTTCAAGTTCTTCGTGATCAGCTGACTCTTGGCCAAACTGACTCTTCTTGGCAATCTTAATTGCCTTCTTCAAGATACCTGGTTTGATTTCCATTTCTTCTGCAATGGCTTTAATTGTGTCGTTTAAGCCAGCGGTCAAATCTTCAACTTCTGAAAGGATTTGGATACCTTCAGTAAAAATTTGATTCAGTTTGGCTTTTTGCTCTGCGGTAATAACTCTGTTTGACATAAAAATCTCCTTGTAGTTGGCTAGTATAACAGTGTTTGTGTCGTAACACAATAGTTATTTCACACATTATATCAATTTAATTTCCATCAGAGTAGTTGTAGTGCTACCAGCATCAATCAATTGTCTACGTTGCCGATATGTTTTCGCAGTCTTATCAAACGTAGCACTAATTACATCACGCATTTTGCCAAAATTAATAGCCAATGCGTTCATAAACTCATCTGTGGGTCGTGTACAATGTGCCGCTTGATTATATAACAGTTGTCCACAATAAGTAAAGTGCTTTGGTGGGATTCCACGTCGTTCAGCTACAAATGGAGAAATGCCGCTAATCATCAAACAACGTTCAGCGGCATCAATAAATTGTGTTTTGGCCAGTAACCCTTGCTCTTGTTGTCTTGCGGTTGCTAAAAAATCATAATTGTAAGCGATAGCATTAACACAATCAAAATTTCTAGCTAACAGAGATATTAGATAACCATTAACTGAATCATGCAACTCTACCTCCACAGTTGCCTCTACTTCAATTACTAACTCTCTGCAAGTTTGTAAGTAGATTTGATGATTGGTCATTCTACTGGCTTTATAACTTGATTTTTTAATTCTGGATGAGCCGCTTCAAGCTCACGTATATCATTAGCGGCATCACTAACTCCATGCCAATCGGCCTGCTGTACTTTCATTATTAAGTAGTCTACGTATACTTTACGTTGCTCTACTGGAGACATAATTACTTACCGTTAAGAGCTGGGGTTTCTTCTTGACCAACTATCTTGTCATAGTCGTGCATGGTTAATGTATTGCCACGCTTGCACATACTGGTAAGTTTCTCAGTAACATCATGTAATTCCATGTCAGTTTTGGCATCTTCTCTGGCAAATTCTATCAGTCTGATAAACAATGGAACATCCATTTTAAGGATATCAGTAGGGTTAAACTGACTACCTTTACTGCCAATTACATCCTCACGCAACTTCATTACATTGCCCAACCTAGTACGATATAATTTATTGGATACTGAACAGCGGAAAAATACATAGTCAACACCATCAACTTCTTTAACTTTCTCTACCATACCACTCATATTACCCTTGCGAGTTTCAATTTGATCTCCGGGTTTGACGTTGGGAAACCCTGCTCTGATCATGTCAGCAAATGGTGGCGGGCTTGCAAATGATTCTTCTATTTCACGTGTGTTCATAATGGCCTATCCAAGTTATATAATGATATTTATGCTAGAGCAAAATCTTTGGTGATGCGCTGATACCAGTTATCTGCAATACATCGTTGCCCTTCAGCACTGGTGTGATAGCCTGGATCATCCCCAATATGTGGGAACCTACCAGATACGCTAGTCTGCGATTGCATGTGATTTTGCATAATAAAGCGATCTGGGATTACTCTAGGAAATATATCTCTCCACAGTGTTAGCTTGTTGTGCCATAGCAAACTAGGTACTACCAAGAAGTCAAGATTGTCATGAAACATCTGCATCACCCCCTCGCTAATAATCCATTCATCCATTTGTTTTTTCCAATTACTATCGTATATGCTATCAATCCAATACCGTATACCAGTCTGTGATTGTTTGGATATTTTTCCTGAACGATATGGGTGATCATAATTTTCTGCCAGACTAAAAATAGTTTCGCAAATCATATTATAGTTATTATTGCCATAATTCACATTGTTGATGCCATCATCGCGATCGTATCCATTTTTTATTTTGCAATCTTGTAAGTGTTGTTGTAGTGGAGGATTCCATCCGCCTGACTTTTGAGTCCAATCGTACGGCGCGGCTGTGGCCGGAATTTCCATACGATCCCAAAACGTTGGAGTTACAATAGCAAAGTCTGGTTTTTGTCTACGGATCTCTTCAATTTGAATTCTAACACCGCCATTACTACACCCCTGTCGTGCCAGGTTGACTAATTCCCATCCTAATTTTTCAGCAAGGAGTTCACTCCAACTAGTACCAGGTGAGGTAATACTTACTGCTGAAAAACTACATCCAGCGACCATTAATTTTTTCATAATAATATTTATTTCAAGATAAACAAGTGTCTTAAATAGTTTGGAATTGTATATCCATTGGTATGTGTGTGTTTGTGAAAACTGGATATTACTTCACGATGTAACGGCAACTCATCCAGATCATATAACCTTGGTGGCAACGTAATTTTAACATCGGCAACATATAATGAAGCAAAGGTAACTAGGTTATTTTTGTCGTGTAGACATTGGTTAACAAATTTGTGATGTAAATGTCCATATTCACCATCACTGTTATGCGAAAGTATTATGTCTTGTCCCTCAACACAATCTTCAATTGCCTGTTGCGCTATTAGTACATCAAAACTTATAGCATCGTTCTCTATATCATTCCAATCGTCTTTAAATCCAAGAAATTTAGTAGAGATGTTTCTTTTTTGCCAAAAGCGAGATATTTCTTCGCCACGTGGTGAGTCATCAGTATACGTTAGGTAACATATAGTCCAATTTAGATTCTGAAACTGATTTATTAACCCATATCCAAATATTATACAATCATCAGGATGTGCCACTACACATATAGCGTTCATGATTCATCACAATCCAATACTAAAAAGTAAAAATCTTTAATTCCTGCTTTGCTTATATTTAATTTGTAATCTTTGTTGCCTGAGAACACATATGCATTTCCATACACTAATCGCATACTGTTATATTGTGATAGCTGTAAGTGATAGGTACCGTTTAGTGTCAATGGAATCACCAGGGTAAGACTACCTGAACTGGATACCCACGATTGCTCCATTGGATCTTTTTTGTATTGTTTAACTGACACCTTGCGTAGTTCTGCTGAATTTATAAGAGCAGGAAAACCTGTAAATGCTGACAGGTTTTTCAAGGTACAATTATATAACCAAGGCACCGACCCTTTGACGTATCCTTTACGGATTTTCTTTAAGTCTGCTATTTCGAGTAACAGGGATTGGGCAATTGAAGTTGAAATTATCGACACTGTAGAATACTACGGGGCTTTCGCCCCGTGTACTTATTGATTTTGGAACTTTCTCCAGAGACTTTCTTCAAGCTCTGTAGTTGCGGCTAACGGACTGTCACCATTACGGTAACCACCCAGGGTGTGTTTTTGTACACCAGTTTGTGTTAACACTGGATTCTCATCATACACTAGCGCATCTGGTTGTGTAGTAGCATCTGCAAATCCACCAGCATCGCCAGTTTCATCAACTACTTCTTCTCCACCCAACATTGCGGCCAATTCTTCTGCACCACCAGCATCCATAGTACCATCAATGGCCACAACACCTGGCTCATCCATATGTGCATCAGCATTTTCTGGACGACCAGCTAACTTTAACAAGTCATTGATCATGGCAGCAACTTCACCACCACTGGCAGCACTGGCTGAAATGTTGATGTTAGCTGGAGTATTGGGTTGCATCGAGCCGCCCATCATACCACATTCATCTACCATCTGCTTGCTTTCAGTTACACCCATTGCATCAACCTTTTGTCCGGCCATTTTAATTTCGCCAGGATTCATTTGGTTAATTTTCTTTCCTGATACTGCTTCAATGCCTTGTGCTTTTTGTGCAACATCTGATTCTTCACCTGGTATCATTTCTTCTTCGTCTATATAACCTGAGTCATCATATCGTTTGCCCATGTTGTAAGATCCAACAGTTTCACCATCAACATACCAATCACTGGCACGGTGATAACCAGATTCTGGATCACGGTTAACGTGTTGTGCTACCCCATGCTCACCGCTGATCTGACGTGCCTTGGCATGTGCCGATGCTAAACCATTGTCACCATCACTCACTTCGTCCAGTTCCATATCCATATCACGCTGTCTATCGCGGGCATCATCACCAGCACCAGTCATATGTTCACTGGCCAACTCAGACACTAAATCTCCACGCTCATATGTAAGTTGCTCTAGCTCATTACTACTTAGTGGAGTACCATCTACGAAATTTCCAGCTTCGAAATATGCTTCTTCAAATTCTGGAGAATCTTGGTAATCAACGCCACCCACCTCTAACGAATACATATCAACTTCTTTGCCATTAATCATTTCCCCTGAACTTTCTGCTAATTCTTCATCAGGTTGACCAATCGGACCGGGCACGCCGGCTAGTTTAGTCATGTCGGCCAATTCATCAACTGGACCATACGCGGCATCCATTAATTGTTTTTTACCATAGTGATGTACTTCCATGAAGTCACGTAGTTGTTCACTCATGTGACCACATTCTTTAAATGACTTAATATCATCATGTAATTCATTCAACATCTCATCCAATGTGGTATGTTTGGCGCGATGCATTTCAGCAAAGTTAACACCCTCTGTCACGCTTTGTTCTCTAATCTTAAGAGCACTGGCTGGGTTGCCACCGCCGAACTTGGCATCAAACGCTGTTTTAGCATCTGTGGCAGTCTTTTCTTTTTCAGCTTTCTTCTTAGCGTGATATGCTTTGGTACCAGCATACTGTTTATCTTTCTTTTGAACATCTTGATCTGAAAAATAGCCTTCCGCCATACCTTGCTCTAACTCACTGTCATCCATACTACCCCAAATATTATCAATTTCGTCCTTGTTGAGATTTGGATATCTGCCAGCTATCTGATCAGGTGTGTATCCTTTACGGCATAAATTCATTACCTTCTTTGCTTGTTGGTCTGACATATAGGGACTTGGAGAGCCGCCTTCCGCCACACCTTCGTGTACTTCAACAACATCAGCATCCTCTACCACACTCATGCGACGAGTATTTTCCATAGCCTGTTTAACATCTGGGCTGGGATTGTCTTTGGCTAATTCTGTCAAGCGATCTAATACGTTTTTCATCTGCATGGTGTTATTTCCTTTTCATTGGGTCAGGTAATTTGTTCTGTGTACTACCAATAGGGCTTTTAGTGCCTTGCGGTAGATCATTGGTAGTTTTAACCTGATCTTTATTTAATACTTCAAATTCATATTTGCGTTTCTTACCGGCCAAATCCTTAAGAACAATCTTGATGTTTTCATCACCGTACAGTTCTTTAACACTACCATCAGATTTCGCATAGTCTTGAGTTAGAACGGCTTTGCCGTCTTTCTTATCATAGTCAACTCGGACCGTGTCCTGTTCTTGCCCTTCACTACCCACGTAGATGTGATTACCAGCACATCCAGATCCCAGTCTGACTGCCTCTTTGACTTGTACATCAGTGGCTGGATATGCCAATTCCACATCCATACAGAATACCGTAACCGCCCCTAAATTTTCAAAACTAGATGGATTATCCTGAATTGGTAAACGTTTGGGTTTACTCATATTCATCATCTTGTATGCGGCCAGCTGGGTTTCTATAGTTGCAATTTGTTGTTCAGATAAACTATCCGTAGCAATCTTTACTTTGAACTTAAAAGTTTTGGTGCTTTCGGTTAGATAATGTTGTAGTGATTTAGTCATAGTTGTGTGATCCTGTCATTATGTATTTATTAAACTTTGGGTTTTTTCATATCTGCCAATATTGTTTTGAGCAGGCTATTTCTATCAACCACAGTGGCTTTTCCTTCAATTTCGTCGGGTTCTTCAGTTGAAGCTTTCTTGTTTAGGCTTTGATCTAATTTAGCCTTTTGTATCTGTAAAGCAATTATACGCAATTTTTTATCAATCTTGGCTTGTTTAGCTGATATGGCATGACCCATTAATACCCCAGCAGTTTGGAATATTGTGCCGCTGACTCTGGGTTCCACATTCATACCTAAATCCATTAAATCATTAAATTTAGCTTTGGCCAAATCAGCTAACTCATCTAATTCGGCATCAGTGGCATCCAAATCTGTTATAGCTGGCAATGCTTCGTCAATCTTATCCATAGTTAAATCTACTGCTTGCATAGTGGATATAGCCAATCCTACTGAACTGGTAGTAAGATTTACAACTTCTTCGGTTTCTGTAGTTGAATTTACAGAAACTTCATCTACATTAAATAATTCCGCTAATTTTTTAGTCATACTCTATTTATTTTCGTTTGGCAGGGGGTCTAGCTTTCTTTGATGGCATCGTGCCTTGATGGAACAATTGTTTTTCAGTTATGATGCGAAAGGTCAATCCATGTTGTTTACAAAATTTACTAGCGGCTTGCCATTTGGCATGATTAACCACCACCATGGCGCGATCTCGGGCACTCTTTCCGGCTGCTTCCATAGTAGTTTCTTTGCTGGGTTTGATCTCCACCAACTCAGCGTGTTTTTGACCTTTCTTATCTACATATACCACTAATGCATCTGGTATATAGATTGTCTTACGACCGGTTATTGGATTTAAGTAAGGAATGAAAATAGATTCTGATGCCCAATTAATTACTGCTGGGTTGTTGTCACAAAATTGAAAGAAGGCCCATTCCCATGAACTACGATATGTGGGTACCTTGTCGCCGGAATATTTGCCTGGGTTTTTTAGAACATACTTACCCTGTATATATTTTCCCATATTATGGCAACAGCGTTCGGTCCACTAATATATTGGGACGTTTTGGTGCCTTATATCCTAGAAAACTAGTATTTTTTCTGTTGTAGTTGAGTACTGCCACCATGTATTGATTGATCTCAGCGGCTGACATTTTTTTAAATTTATCCATAATGACATTTGGATCTAAATTTTGACTTCTAATAGTTTCCAATAAGGCAGCAACCATGCCGGCCGCCGACTCTTTGTTATTAGTTTGTCTTTCAAAAAATGCAATAGCAGAATCATAAAAGTTACCACTGACTGTGGTTTGTTTTACAAAATAATCATCAAAATAATTTTCTGTTTCAGTTTTACTTTTAGCTGGTATATTTGAATAAGTTGGCATGGGTTAATCTTCAGTGGGTGGTGGAGTAAAATTTCCAGAGACCGGTGCAGTTTTAAAATTGAAACTTGGCAATGCTTTAGTTATGGTATTACCCACATTAAATGTAGTTGGTGTTGGGAAATTAAACGGACCACTGGCAGTATTACGCAATGATCCACCCACAGCACTTTGTATCTCTCCCTTGGCAACCGCTTTAAAATCAAACCCTTGTAAATTTTTACCCAAGCGCAATGCTCCAAGTGCCGCCGCACCAAAGTTACCACTGGATATATTGTCTGCAAGATCACCCGCCGCATTAATTAATCCACCTGGCCCAGTAATACTCTTGGTGCCGCCACCCAATGGGCTCAATGGGCTGGGCTGTGTATCATAATGTTCTCTACCAAATCCATCAATTTTCCCACCATTGGTGGAACCATTGCTGTATATCACTGACTCGTAACTTATAGACATTGAATGTTCCAGTGTGGCGGTACCTTGACTGGCATCATGTTTACCATGAGCAAAGCTATCAATTTTGGGATTAACTAATTCATATTTAGAAAACTTTTTATTAGTCATACTGTAAATGTCTATGCTAGTAAAAAAGTTCTCTGCTGAGCCAGATTGCTGTGGAGTAAATCCCCACTTGTCTGTTCTACGTGTATCGTATGTATTTTTTAATGGAAATTTAGTGATATCGTTATCGCCATCTCTCCAATAATATCTTAAGTAGTCCTTCCACATATCTCTAACTACGTTGGCACTATCATCATGTAATATAAGTTGCACAGGTTCGTATTCTATCTTGCCCAATATGATTTGCTTTTTATTATATGCATTAAGTGTTTTACTGTTGGTTTTAAACTTGGGTAAATCCACACTCTTGACTAGCATACCAGCTTCAATGTTCTTTAATGGCATACCTCTCAACATTACGTTGGGGTTTATTTTAAAGAACACATGATATAGCCAACCGTACTTGGGTGCTAATTCATAGTTATTTGCTACAAATAATTTTGATGCGTGTCTGAAATCTCTAACAGTTTCACTAGACCCCAAACTTCTAAGAAGTCCTGATCCTGACACACCAAGTAATTGGTCTACTAAAGACATAATTTATTCCCGTTATCAATTATTTATGTCAAAGAAAAAGCCCAGTTCAGAACTGGGCTTTTTGTGGTTATTACTATTAACCGGTTGCCACAGTACCCAATGCACGAGTAACTAATGCACCAACACCGCTACCATTTGGAGTTTGTACCGCATTATCAAACTTAATAGTACAAGCAATTGTGACCATATCAGTGCCGCTGGCATAATTTACACCGCCGTAGTCTACTGATGTTAAAATACAACCATACATTTCCCATGTTTCCAGGATGTTTGGTGTACTTGCACCGTTACCACCATCCAGCATTTCTAAACGTGATACAAATTTGTAATCAATACCTGAAGCGGCCGAAGCTTGCTCCATGAAATCGTATTGTTTCTGTAGTTGTTCACCAACCAACTTACTGACATTACCACCAACGTCATCACGGAATGTAACTGAAAAATCACCCCAATCTGGTTTACCCAACAGTTTAATTTTACTGTTATATGTATCAATAACAATATCACCGAATGTCACTGTGGGACGTTTGGCTTCTGTGACTTGTTTGGTAAGTTCTGTTCTAGGAGTACTTACGCCAAAATTCTCTAAGCTAACACGAAAGCGATATTGCAATTTTGGCATTAACATGCCTTGACTGCTGGCGCTCTGGTTGCTGGCTAATGGTACTGTAAATTTGTTTAAACTAGCAATTGACATAATATTACTCCTTGGTGTCTATATAATAATATTTATGGGATATCATCATTTTTTGGGTTCTATTTAGTGGTTTATTATCTACGCAGTTAATTGGTTTGGCCATTCCCATTTTGAGCTGCCGCAATCCCATACACGAGTGAACCCCTGTGCAGTTCGATTTTGATATTCTGTTAACTCTTGATTGTCTGTTTTTGTTTTTCGTAAAGTAAATCGATGTATTCGTTTAACTATATTTGGTTCTACATACCAATAATTTGGAACTCCGTCACTTATTTTCGCAAAACCCAATTGAGCATATAACCCACCTGTTGACCATCTATTGTCCGAGTAAGATATTACGTTAGTGGGGGTATAATGATTTAGAAAATGTTTAAAGAGTTTACTTGCTCCCCCAACTACGTTGGTGTTTAATAAGGAAGCAAATCGATTTATCTCCCAAACTCCTGTCAATTTCCTTGACAGGTTATTGTTGGCGAAAGTCATCAATGACACCAGAACATTGTCGTGGTATAACCCAATACGTATATTGCTTCTTCCTTTCCCCATTAAATGATTTTGATTGCAAAATTCTGAAGCATCCTTACTGTTAACTTCTTTTATTTGACATTTTCTTGCGTAAATCTTTAAAGTACTACCGCCCAATATATTTGTCAGTCTACTCTTTACAATATCAGGGTTAAGGTTCCATTCGTCCTCAAATATTTGGATTATACGAATACCTTTCTGTTTGAACAATTGTTGTTTTTCAAAATCAGCAGTCTTTCTGCGTCCATTTGCTGTCAGCGTTGATTCAGAATGCCAATATAATCCATTAAACTCCACACCAAGATTCAGTTCTGGTATAAAAATATCAATTTCTTTGGCATGGTATTTTTCTCGATAACCAGATATTGCTGTGGGACAAATAGATCGCACAAAGTCAAATATTTCTGTCTCTCCTTTGCTTTTTATTATATCTCGCGGAAAACAAGTAGGGCACATCGACGTTTTAAATTTTGACGGGGTAAAATATTGTTTAGTAAATGAAAACTCAGTATCACATATATTGCAGATCAGTTGTAGATAGTTATTAGATATATTATTGGACAACTTCAAGTTAAGTTCTGCAATTTTTGCAAGAATATTATTATGAGACTGAATGGTTTTTTGCTGTATACGATTAGCCGCCAGTTCTTTTAGTTTGGTTTTAGTAACGGTTGAGTGAGTTTTTCCACGCATATTACTGCCAAAATCATATCCTTTTTTAATTTTGGTTTCTACTGCTCGGGCTGACCGTATACGCATTTCATCTGGATTATTACGAGCATATTCAGAAGTTAAGTTACTTAACACTTGTTTTTGCTCTGGAGTTTTTGTATGACCTCGAGAAAATTCTCCTCGTTGATATCGTTCTTCACGTTTCTTGATGTGTTCTTTGTGTTTTGCCAGTTGAACCGGATCAATAACCCGTTGACCTTTGTTATGCGGTATCCTGGCAGCAAGTTTAATGAGAGTTTCTTGACTATATAAAGGTCCGTATTTTTCTTTGTAATCAGAAGAAGAGATATCGTGTTTTGTAAGATGCTGCCATGGAATAATTTTTTTAAACTCAGTATTGCAAATTTGACATATAATTGACATAGTGATAGTTCCAGTTAAATATATTTACGCAAATTTTCGGCACATTAACTATATAGTTAATATGTCGCTGAGTAGAAATTATCATCAAAAAAATAGGGTTATTTCTAACCCTATTTTACTTACATCTTTATGCTATTAACCGCCTTTGATCTCGCCAGTGTTTTTAATACGTAGTGGAATGTAAATAAATTCCACCGCTTTCATTGGCTCAATTGCTACGTCAATATATAGTTCATTGCGATCAATACGATCTGTTGTATTGTTTGATTCATCGCAAATTACCAAATAGTCATACAAACCACGTTTTGCCACCAGGTCGTTCATTAAACTTTCAACAACTTGTTTGGCTTCATCACGTGTGATCTTGTCGTTTGGTTCAAACAAGAATGGTTTAACAATTTGTCCCAATCTTTCACGGATATAAACAATTAAACGTGCCACGTTAACGCGATCCAATGCACTGCTGTATGGGTTCATAGTCTTCTGACCCCACATTACTAATCCAGTTCCTGGGAATAGACATGCTGGGTTAATCTTGTTCTCATACAAAGTATCGCGCATGGACTCAATCAAACTAACTGTTTGTAGTTCACCACTGGCTGCATCAATATAACCAACTCTGGTTGCGTTGTCAATTAAACCACGACGTAAACCAGCTGGTGCAAACCATGGATAAGCAACATCATCATTGCGGATAATTAAACGCAATGCCATGTGACTTGGTGGCACAACAATCTGTGTGTTACCAGTGGTAAACGGATTGTTTGTAACACCCCATGGATAGTAGACACCCATGTATGGATCAGCTGTTGTGATACTGTCTTCAGCATT